ACAAGCAGCACTCAACGAAAAAGAACAATCAGAAGTGAATGAACGTAAGGCCAGCACTTTTGATAAAATTGTCACTGCACTAGCAAAGCAAGTAGGTGACGAGGCTGATATTAAAACGGCTTTGGAAGCTGTCGGATTAGAAGATATTGAAATAGATGAATCTGCTATTTAGAAGATATTGAAATAGATGAATCTGCTATTGACGACAAAGACATTGACGATATTGAACCAGAGGAATTAGAAGATGCCAACGAATAGAATGGAAAAAGATGATTTAGTCGCTAATACGATCACATTCACTCAGGCTGATGGCGCTACTGATGGGCCTAATCCAACGCTGCCCAATGTAACTGTTGATGTGATTACCTTAGATGGTGTAGGTGGGGCAGTAGACCCAGCAAGCGCTGGTACTTTCACTGTTTGGTACAAAACAGACGTTGATGGAGGTTTCAAAACTCCTGCAGTTAACCCGATCATAGAATTTGGTGAGGCTGCCGGTTCTGGTGGCGCTGATGGTGCTGCAGTAGGTGCAAGCTTTGTTGATTTGCCTTTAGAGATTAAAGTTGTTCCTGCTGGCGTTGTAGGCGCTGCAGCTTATCGCGTATTGGTTAAGCAGCACAGTTAAATGGCTGTCAAACGTGTTAGCAAGGAAGCCTTGATAGGACAGACAATCTTATTTAACGCTGAATCAGATAACGAATTTGAATCGATAAGCCCTAGTTTTGCCTATAATTTAATCGATATTGTTAGTCTTGATGCGATTGAGGGCAACCCATTAACACCGACTCAAGTCCAATATGATATTTATGTCCAGACCGATATAGATGCAGGGTTTAAGATTGTTTCTGATAACGGGTCGATTAATGCAAAGACAACTGGTGGTAGTTCGTTAGCTGATGGTATTCAAGAAGGCGCAGTATTTATTGGCGTTCCTCTAGCGATAAAAATTATACCAAAAAATGTTAACGCTCCAGCTTATCGCGTGTTCATCAAGCAGTTAAGCGACCAATTAACAAAGATCCCTGATGATTTTGTACAGGCTTTTGAGGATGTTGGTGGCAATCCTGCTTTGGGCGTTTCTGTTAAAAATATTAATGAAATTATGATTGCTATTAACACGCCGCTAACAACTATGATCGATTTATTGAGTCTGTGTCAAATCAATTAGAGTTATTAAATGCGAGAACGGAAGAAATGGGAAATACTGGAATTAACTTAGAAGATATTTAGGAGAATTGTATGGCCAAAGTAACTGGAAGAGATGAAACTGGCGTAACGCGTGAAGCGGGACTAGTCAAAGATCGCTTGAAAACCCGCTCAGTTTCAACCGATGAAATATTATTTGCTGTGCAAGAAGGTCGAGCGTTCCAGACATACACAACAGAAATGGTATTAACCGGCACAGCTAAATTAATGGTTTTCTATATCAAAAACAATGATGTCGCGCCTATCTTAGTCACATCGGCTACTATAGGTAGCGGCGTTTCTACTGGCGGGACTGATAATGGTGTATTAATAGAGCAAGTTGGAAATATTTCTGCAGCCGACGATATTGTTGCAAGCGGAACAGATGTTATAGCGACTAATCGAGATAACGGTTCTCCAAGGGCTTTTGTTGGTGATATTAAGAAAGGGCCGCAAGCAGTTAGTGGTGTTGAATTTCCTGCTAATGGGGTGTTGGCAGATATTACTAAAGGTAGGACTTTTGAATTAAGTGCTGAAATACCAAAAGGCGGAACATCAGGGATAAGTATTAGGCCGCCAGCAGGGAATACATCAATTACTGTTACTTTAACAGTATCATTTCATGTTATTAACGGTATCTAATGTCTACTCCAATCACAATAGAAGATGAAGACGGTAACACGACAAAAGTTATTGATAGAGGGTTGGTCGTTACTAGAAACCCGGTCTTAGCGCCAGCGCCCACTGAGTTTACACAAGTCCCGTTCGTAAGGAATATTGCTGTAGATGGGACAGGGTCTATCGATCTAAGGCAGAATGGCTCAGTAACACCGATTGATGCATTCATCGAGGCTCGATCAGATGGCGATCTGTATATTGAAATAGCCAATTTATTTATAGAGGGTGCAGGGAATATTGATCTAAATCAATTTGGAGATCTTGCCGCTTTAACTGGCGGAATTGAAACGTTTGTGGAAAGTCAGGGTGTAAGATTCCCTATTACTCAAGTGCCAATACAAACTAATTTAGATATGATCAGGATCGGAACTTTAACCCAGGGTTTGGGCGAAGATGCAACGGCATTTAGAGGTAAACAATCTCTAGGTGGTGGTAACACGTTTTATAATCCTATTTGGGACTTAACAAAATTATCTTCGGGTAACGAGGGTATTGTTTTAGCGGCTAACACTAAGCAGAGGTTAGGAATAACAATTAACGACGATTTAACGAGTCTGATAGCTTTTAACATCGTTATGATTGGTTATGTAAGGTTAATATAATGGCAATATCTGATAACCCAACTAAAACACGCGGCATTGAAAAGGCTTGGAATCGAGAGATTAACAAACGATTCTCTGAATTTCAAAAGTCTGTTATTGGCAATCTAAGAGATTTAAACAGATTAACAGTTAATGAGTTCAACGTAAATCCTGACCAACTACGTGCATACATGCTATTTTTCCAGCGTGAGTTAGATCGCTTAATTGTCGGCGATTGGCAAGAGAAATATCAAAGGCGGTCTTACCAGCTATCAATAGACAGAGCTAACCAAGAGCTTAAGCGACAAGGCGTTAGGCTTACAAGTTTAGAAGGCGGTTCCGCGTTAACGGCATTAGAGCTAAGCGCTGTAATCGCGTCATTTGATTCAATTGCGCCAAACCTATTTAATCCAGTTCATCAAGAAGCTTTGGCTTTCTTATTTACACGATCATTCGAGGCTCTATCAGGGCTATCTCAAGAAATGGCTAGAAACGTCCGAACTATATTATTTAACGGCGCTCAACAGGGCTTAGGCATTAATGAGATAGCCAGGCAAATCAATGAAAGAGTTTCCGTAGGCAGATCAAGAGCAAGACTAATTGCACAAACAGAAACCATCCAAGCCTTTCAAAGAGGTACGATCAATCAGACGACATTAGCCGGTGAATTTTTAGGTGAGGACATCGGACTTAGATGGTTAACTAGACGCGATAATAAGGTAAGGCATTTGCACGCCGGATGGCATGGAAAAGTATTTACCCAAGAAAATGCATTTAAAAACATTAACATTAGCCCATGGAATTGTCGTTGCGGTTTAGCTCCAGTCATCGAAGAGGCCGACACAGAAGTGAAACGTATCAAGTTCACTAAAGAGCGTAAGCAATTAAGGGATTTGACGAAACCATAGTAATAAAATATAATTACGCTAAGATAATAGTTAAGCTCAATATTATAGAGTAAAACTATTACAGCATTGAGAGAATCTATGTATATATCAATCAATACTCGTACAACCGGAAAATTCAAGAGAGAAATGATTAACAATCGCTCTCACCTTGTTACTTCAATGATGCCTATTCGTGGCGATATTTCAATGAATGGGATTTTATATCCTAACAAAGAAGTTAAAGCCTCTTTTCAGCAGCTTCACGATTTACCTGCGCCTAACGGTCACCCAATTATTAACGGTGTTCATGTAAGCGCATTTAAACCAGCTAGTATGAATGCTTTTAACGTGGGTGGCTTTACTCGTGGCCCAAAAATGAAAGGTAAAGAGGTTTTTGTTGATTTCGTTATTGATGAGACTGTTGCCAGTAATTCAGATGATGGTAAAGAGATTATCAGGCGAATTGAAGAAGGCGAACAAATAGGCGTGTCTACTGGACTTAATATTAATCAAATTGAAATGAAAAATGGTAAGGATGATTTTGGGATGCCTTTTAATAAGGTCGGCTCAGGATTTAACTTTGACCATGTAGCTATATTGCTAAATGAAAAGGCGGCAGGCGCTCACGCTGGCACTGAATTAGTCCTTAATACGGCCAACAAAGATGAGCCTATTCATATAGTCAACCTATTAATGAATGACCCGGGCCAGTTAGAAATCGAATTAAATACAGAACATAGTTTATCTGCGAGCGACATCCATGATCAACTTAATAGATTAATTGCTAGCGATAATGACAATATATTTAAACATGTGATAGATTTTTTTCCAGAAGATAAGAAATTCTTGTTTTCAATGTCTAACGATAATGACAGAAAGATATTCGAGCAATCATACGCGGTCGGAAACGATGTGATCGCATTAGTAGGTGAGCCAGTCGAGGTTATCCTGCAGCAAAAAATTACACCTGTAATACAAACCAACGAGGAAAACGACATGAACAAAGAACTAATGATTCTTGCGATTATCGCTAATTCTCATAACGCCTTCACTGGTGATGATAAAGCGCGCCTTGAGGCGATGTCTGAATCTCAACTAGTTGGTGCGTTATGTTTAGAAGTGAACGAAAAGCAGGCAAAAGAAGTATTAACGGCCAACGGATTTAATTTTGAAGGTTATGAAAATTTCACGGCTAACAAGGAAGGCTTTGAAGCCTACCGAGAAGCCGAAGATAAACGAATTCAAGAAGTAAAAGATTCGATTATCAAAGCAAATTCTGACTATACAGCCGAATTATTGGCCGACAAGTCTGAAACTGAATTGCTCGTCATCAACAAAATGGTTGAAGGCAGTAAACACGCGGTACGCGCACATGAAGGTAAAGCGCCTACCACTCAAAATTCAGCGCAAGCTGATAATTACGAAATGTAGGGGGCTATCATGGCTGATCCAGCACAAGTTATACAAGGGCTAGGCGGTATTAATGGTGAACCCGTTAATAATGAAGCATTAGCAGCAGCGGCCACGGTGATTAAGCCTGGTCATTTAGTCGAAGAAGTTTTAGCCACAGTGCAAGAACACTCAACGGCGGCGGCTAACGCTCAAAAATTAGTCGCTTTAACAGATACGCCAGTTGGCGGTACGATTGACGATGTTTATGTGGTTGGTGCAACCGTTCGTTACGGTGCGTTCCACGCCGGCCAAATAGGCTTTTTACGGTTAGCGGCATCGGCAACGGCTGTCATTGTTGGCACTCCTTTACAGAGCGCAGGCGACGGCACTGTAAGAATCCAAACGACTGATACGGCAACTGATGATACTCAGCGTAATTCTCTCGTTGCTTATGCAGTCGAGGCGGTTGATAACAGCGGTGGCGGTACAGAAGTTTTTCTTAAAGTTCGATTTGCTTAGGAGGCATTGAAAATGGGTAAATTAATAACATCTTTCGGTGAATCAAGAGCCGAACACGCAGCAATGATTGCAATGCATGGTAATAACTGGAATAGCTATGAGTTATTTCATAATGATCTATTTGCAGAGCATAATTTGAATAAATATCATCTTATCGATGCGGAAGGCCAGCTAATCACTAATAGTGATGATAAGCAGGCTTTAGTAACTAATGCCAATGGCACAGTACGTCATGAGGATTTCTTAGTCATTCGCGACATGGTTATCGAAGTTAGACGTCGTGACTTACACGCCATTTCAGACCTTCGAGAAGCCGGCCTATCGTTTACGGTAGCGATTGGTGAGCAATTAGTTGGATTTGAAAGCGTCAACGAGTTCCAGGCAGCTAAACAGGAAATGAATCCTAACAGCTTCGACAACAACGACACGACTTTCACTGAAACGTTTGTGCCAAACCCTATCACGCATAGCACATTTAGTGTGCCGTGGAGACAGGAAGGCTTTAACTATAAGCGTTCTTTAGGTTTGGCTGAAAGTTTACGCCAAGTATCTGAGCGATTGGAAGAAACTACTACTAATGGCAATGCCAACGTTGTGGTCAATTTCAACGGCACCAACCATGCAATTTTTGGCTATACCAATGATCCTAATCGTGGCACAGGCACTATCTCTGATTGGACTCTTGAAGCGAACCGCGACAAGATTATTAATGAGTTGATTGAGCAAATTGGTGCCATGTGGAACACTCAGGGCGGCGTTAAAAAAGACTCTGTAATGGTTTATGTTGCCAACGATATCTGGACTATTCTTCAGAAAGATTACATCACTGGCCAAGTCAGTGAATCGATTGCTGATAGAATGATGAAGGTGTCTCAGGTTAAGGGCGTTAAACCTCTCGAAAAGCTAGCTTCAAAGCAAGTTGTTTTGGTTGAAATGGATAGACGCACTGTTGAGTTAGGTGTAGCGAGTGACATTATCGTAACCCCTCATACCAAAACTAACATAATGATGCCTCAAACAATGACTACTTACGCCGCAATGGTCCACAAGATCAAAGCGGATAGCAAGGGAAATACTGGTATCAGACACCTAACC